GTATACCCTTAGCATATTCGACTGCTGCTTGCTCTCGTCTTTCAGCTTCTCGTACCTTATAGGTGAGTTTGTTAATACGCTTTTTAACGCCTTCACTATACTCCTCTATTTCTTCTTCGGGTGTTGTTTCTTGTTCAGTTTTTTCGTTGGTTACTTCTTCTACTATCTCTTCTTCGGTTTCCTCAGTTTCAGCCTCGGGGATCTCAACTTCGGTTACCTCTTCATTCTCTTCTACTTGTTGCATAGCTTCTTCTGCCATGTTATTTCTCCTTATGTGCGTGATTTATATTAAGCTGATTGAATATCTTCAGGATTATCAATAACAGCTAATATTTCATCATCGTTTAATAAACGCAGTTCACCACCCTCTATTTTGAGTCTAGCTCCTGCGTACCTGCCAAATATCACCCAATCTCTAGGCTTACACCAAGCTCCATCAGGAAACTTAGATTCATCTTTATAAGCGTCGGGACCAAGTGAAACTACAAAACCAACATTAGTAGCTATACGCTCTTTTTCTAAGGTTGACTCTGCTAATAAAATACCACCCTTAGTTTTAGCTTTACGGCTAAAAGGTAAGATTAGCATTCTATAACCTGTGGGTTTAGGGAGTTTACTTTGTAACTCCTTATCACTGTGTATATCTTCGGGGCTAAATGTTTTTTCTTCTACTTGAGCTTCTAGTTTTACATCAGCAAACCTATCCACTGTATTAGGTATAGGCTGACCGCCTTTACCAAAACTTGCGACTTCCTTAGTCATATTCTTCTTCCTTTTTGTGCAGGTCTCTTATACTATGTATCGCAAACGACAGACCTGTTATTTCGCCTACGATTTTTTGATAACTTTCAAAGTTCTGTATACCGCCACTAGCTAAAGATTCTTTTAATTGTTCTTGTCGTTCCTCTAGCTCTTTTAATAATTTGTCTAACATATACTAAGCCCAAACTTTAGTTTTAGCTCCGCCCCAGTACTCTACTGCGTGACCCTCTTTTATTAACATCTGGCAAATATCTTTACCTTCTATGGTGTGTGGAACTCCTAATATCCTACCGTATTTACCTTTACCTAATGATTTAACTTGCAGTTTAGTACCACAAAGTTCTTTTAAACGCTCTTTAGCTTTTAAACCTAATGCTTTTTCTGCTAAATTACGTGTCCGTGATTCTGGTGTGTCTATACCAGCTAACCTTACTCTTTGTTTAGTTAGGGTTACACTAAAACCTAAATCAATATCGGGAAATATAGTATCTCCGTCTATGACCCTAACTAGTGTGCAGTTATAGTAATAGGGGTCACTCATTAACAGCCCCAGTCTCTACGTGCCCAGTAATTAGCTTTCATTCTATCATTACCTAGCCTTTCACTTCTTTTACAATAAGATCTTTTACGTTTAGGGTCGTTTTTATGCATACCTAATTTAGCATCACCAAAAGTTATTTTTTTAATATTACCTGTGCTAGGGTTTTTAACAAAAACTACTTTACGTTTTTTACCGTACCCCGTTTCACCTTTACGTAGAGGTCTAGGGGTGTTTAGTTTTACTGTTTTACCCTGATACTTAGCCATTAAAAAAACTTAGTTACTTTACGTTTATTTTCCATTACAGCACCACAGCCTCTGCCTATAGCTTTTTTAACTCTACCGCCGTTTTTCATAAAGCCCATGTTATTTCTAACCGTAGTAGGTAACATAGATAAACCTTTACCTTTTTTACCCTCAGGCACTGGTTTTAAATTTTTAGTTTTTCTTTTTTGACTTACTTCATTCATACTAACATCGCCTCCGCCGACTTTTTTAGTTCTTTTTTTCTTACCTTTACCTAAAAGGTCAGCATCAGCTTTACGTGCGCCACCTTTACCAGTAGCGAAACTTCTAACTCTACCACAGCCCCATGAGTGCGAGCTCTGTCCGGGTCTTGACCCTGAGCTAAAGTAAGCTCCTTGACCTCTTTTATAAACTTTATTTAAAGTAGAAACAGATTTACCACTGCTTTTAGCGTATTTTTTTACACATGCTGGCGTTGCCATTATCTTCTCCTTCTTTTTACTTTACGTTTAGGTCTATCCTTAGCCCTTGAACGTTCTACCGCCTCATAATCTTTTTTAGTCATTTTACCTGACTTATATTTTTTACGAGTGCGTAAAATCTCACGCTCTCTAGCTGAGGGGTTTTTAGCCCCTTTTAAATAAGCTTTAGGTACACCTTTACGGCTTTTACTAACTTTAGGAAACTTACGCTTACGTTTTACCGCAGGCATTACTCCTTACCGCTAGGACAGATATTATAATCTAATCCTTTAGTAGCAGCACCGCCTCCTTTAGCTTTACCTTTACCCATACCGAAGACTTTTTTAAATAAAATTTCTCCTGTAGTAACGGGCTTAGTTCTATCGATCCTATTAGCTTTAGGTACGTTTACTTCTTTCATAGTAGCTCCTTACTATTTTTTCTTTTTCTTTTTACCACGGTTCATCTTCTTTTTCATCATAGATTTACCGCCTTTTTTAAGCTTCATCATGCTTCCACGATTTTTCTTAATCATTCTTCCTGGCATTTTACTCTCCTTTTGTTGTTGTGTCAGATGATCTGACGTCTTTTAATATATCATAAAACTCTTTACGAACGTTACCCTCTTCTTTCATTTCTGCTGCTTCACGCTGTTGGGCTATTTTCATTTCAGCTATAGACTCTTGTGATTGTATTCTTTGTGAGTCTACTTGAGCTCTGATTAAATCGCTTTGAGCTCTCTGTTGTATTTCTTGTTCTTTTAATTTTACTATAGGATCCACTTGTTCCATCTCCTGTGCTCTAGCCATAGCTTCTGCTTGACCCGTTACTACTTGTGTAGCTTGAGCTGCAGCAGTGGCTATCTGGTTCATTACTTCGGGTGGCATCGGTCCAGCCTGCATATCTGGTAAAGGTTGACCTAATACCTGTTCTATCTGTTGTTTATACAGCATAGCTTGATGTTCTTGTATATTAGCTTGTATTGATATCATAGCCCCTTGGTTCTGTGACATCTGTGGGTTCTGTAAAAAGGCACTATGGGCAGTAATGTAAGCTTCGTGGTTTTGAAACTCAAACGCTTTTATAGGTTGATTAGTTAATGCTGCTTGTTGTTCACTTATAGGGTCACGGGGCGGTACTTCGCTAGGGGGCGGTAGTATTAATTCTATGTTTTTTACTTCTAACGCCTCATACATACGTTTATATGCCTCTCTTAGGTCGTGTATGTCCGGTGCTGCCTGTGCCATCTGTAGTTCTTGCTGTGCCAACATAACTCTTTGTGCCATACTGAAGATATTAGGGTCACTTACGGGTAAAATATCTATTTTATTATCAAAATCAGTAGCTTTTATCTCTCTAGTAGCTCCTGGCACGTCATAAGGGTAAACTGGCGGTAAACTTTTACTAAAAATACCCGCTAATAAGTTAAATTCCTTCTTTTGTGCGTAATGTAAGCGTTTATGTATGGCTGACATGACTTTAGTACCCCTTTCTAGCATAGCTACGGTGGTTCCTACGGGTAGTTGTTGACTTCCTATGTCACCAATCTGCATATCAGCGATAGAAGCGAACCTTCTACCTGAATCTATTAGTAAACCTAGTAATTGACTCAGTACATTACTCGGTTCTTTGTACGGTAAGGGCATTAACGCGTCTCTAATGACGCCACCTGGGACATCAACGTCCCTAAATTCACCTGGACGGAGTGGTTCGTCTTCACCTTGTACTCTCATACCCCTAGCTTTGAAGCCTGCGGGTAAATTACTAAGAGTTCCGGCGTCTACTAACTGACGTAATATAGAAGTAGCTGACTTAGTTAGCCCTCCAATCATGTGAATTAGCCCGAAACCGTAAAAACCTAGTCCTGGAAGGAACTTATAGTGTACAAAATATTCTTTTTTACGGAATAAAGTGTCATTTTCATCCCAGTTACGCCTAATTGAGAGTATTTTACCCTCATCTTCTAGTATAGTTACCACATAAGGCACGCCAAAACCATAGTCATCTATGCCTTCTAGCTCTAAATCTACGTGAAACTCTAAAACGCTATACTCATCATAGTCATTTATAGAGGGAGACATACCTTGTAGCTCATCTATTTTTTCTTTAGCCTCGTTATAGTCAATATCGGCACTAGGTTCATTAATTTCTATGTTTAAATAAGTACCGTTTAGCTGTGATTTTTTTAAATCGTTACCCGTAATACTAATGACGTGGGTAAAACGTGGGCTACTTTCTAAATCAGTAGTCTCGTATGACACTACCATATCTTCAGCTTTAACT